AACCTTGATACTAGTAGTGTTACTACTATGAGTTATATGTTCCGTAACGCTAGTGCCACTACACTTGATTTAAGTTCATTTGATACTTCCGATGTTACTAATATGAGCGGTATGTTCTTTGGGAGCTCCGCAACAGAACTAGATTTAAGTTCTTTTGATACTAGTAGTGTTACTAATATGGACGTTATGTTCTACAGCAGTACCGCGACCGAACTAGACTTAAGTAATTTTAATACTAGTAGTGTTACCGGTATGTCGAATATGTTCTATAATTCTAGTGCTACTACACTTGATTTAAGTAATTTTGATACTAGTAATGTTACTAATATGGGTAATATGTTCATGTTCAGCGCCGCGACATCGTTAGACGTAAGTAATTTTGCTACTTCTAATGTTACTAGTATGGGTAATATGTTCTCCGGTTCTAAGGCTACTACACTAGACTTAAGTAATTTTGATACTTCCAATGTTACTAATATGGGGGGTATGTTCCAGAATGCTAGTGCTACTATACTTGATTTAAGTTCATTTGATACTTCCAATGTTACTACTATGACGAGTATGTTCTTCGGTTCTAAGCCTACTGCACTTGACTTAAGTTCATTTGATACTTCCAATGTTACTTCTATGAATCAAATGTTCTATTTCGCTAGTGCTACTACTGGCTATGCAAGAACACAAGAAGATGCAGATAGATTTAATGCAAGTAGTGATAAGCCTGCCGGATTAAATTTCGTAGTGTATGTATTAGCAACAGATGATGATTTTAGCGGCACTACTGATGGCAGCTTCCAATACATTGGAACTGATGAATATGTAAGAATACCCAATGTGATTAAAGGGGTGCCTGTTACTAGTTATAATACCATGTTTGCGACTAATAGTGTGATTAAGGGGGTTGCAAGCAGCAATACTAATGTTACTGATATGAGCCTTATGCTCCGCGGCACTACCGCGACAGAACTAGATTTAAATAACCTTAATACTAGTGGTGTTACTAATATGAGTTATATGTTCTACGGTAGCCTCGCTACTACACTAGATTTAAGTAGTTTTGATACAAGTAATGTTACTAATATGCGTCAGATGTTCCAAAACAGCGCTGCAACAGGGTTAGATTTAAGTAGTTTTGATACTTCTAATGTTACTAATATGAGTGGTATGTTCTACAACAGCCCTGCAACAGCGTTAGATTTAAGTAATTTTGATACTAGTAGTGTTACTGATATGAGTAATATGTTCCAACGGAGCGACGCGACAACGTTAGATTTAAGTAGTTTTGATACCGCTAATGTTACTAATATGAACGCTATGTTCGATAGCAGCGTCGCAACAACTGGTTATGCAAGGACTCAAGCTGATGCAGATAAATTTAATGCAAGTAGTCTGAAGCCCGCGGGATTAACATTTATAGTAAAACCATAAAGGAGGTGGAATACGAAAATACAAGGTGCAAAACTGATTGATGTTAAATCTATTGTAACCGGGTAAGGGGAAACAAAGAGGTTGCTTGGCATGAAACAATAAGGCACAAAAAGGTAGGGTACTCGAATATGAATACTTCAGGAATTATGACTTTTCTTTCACCGATTGTCTCAGCCCTGGTTATTTGGTATATCCAGCGTCAATATCTCAGAAGAGAAAAAATCAGGGATGCGCAGATTGCAGAGGAAAGAAAAAGACAAGAAAAGCGGGAAGCGGATAAAGCGCGGGAGCTTAAAGCAAGAGCAGACACCCGAAAGCAGGAAAGTCTATTGACCATGCGGATGATGAAAGCGGTTGGGCAGCTGTCTTATGCTAATTCAGTCGCAATCCGAGAGGGCAAGGTCAATGGGGTCATGCAAGAGGCGCTGGTGTATTACAGGGAAACCAGTTCAGAGTTTTCAAAGTTTTTACAGGAGCAGGCGGTAGAATATTATACTGAATAGAAGGTGGGTATATGATACATGCAACTAAGAAGAAATTAGAGTTCTCTAAAAAGATATTCATTGGAGTGACCGTGGTTACCATCTCAGTAACTATATTCGCTTTGGTAATGATATGGAGAACCAATGATTTATCACCCCTCATGTACTTAATTCCAGCTGTCTTTGCGGAGATGGGGGCAGCCACTGGATTTTATTTTAACAAGGCCAAAGCAGAAAATGAAATCAAGATAAGGGAAGGCATGAGAGACAAAAGCGGGATTACCCCGGAAAGCGAGGAATAAGTTATGAGTAATAGTCCTTTAGTCAATTACACAAAGATATCACCAAATAGCAGTAATCCGAGAAATAAACTGATTACTAAAATTACGATTCATCATGTGGCGGGCAATTTAACGGTTGAGCAGGTCGGGAATATATTCGCGTCACCTTCCAGAGCAGCAAGCAGTAACTACGCAGTAGATAATCGCGGAAGAGTTGGGATGTATGTAGAGGAAAAGAATCGCGCATGGACCAGCTCAAGTCCAGATAATGATAACCAAGCAGTGACGATTGAGGTGGCAAATGTTACCGGTGCTCCAGATTGGAAAGTATCAGATATTGCCCTCAATAAAACTATTGACCTATGCGTGGATATTTGTAAGAGAAATAACATCAAGAGATTAAACTTTACTGGGAATAAAACAGGAAATCTGACCATGCATAAGATGTTCGTCAATACCCTTTGTCCCGGTCCGTACCTTGAAAGTAAGTTCCCGTATATTGCGGCAGAAGTAAATAAAAGATTGAGTGCAGGAACTGAAAAACCACCAGAAAAACCATCAACAGATGTATTGTATAGAGTTCAGACAGGTGCTTTTAAGAATAAATCAAATGCGGATGCATTACTTGCAAAAGTAAAGGCGCTGGGATTTGACACCTACATGATTCAAGATGGTGGACTTTATAAAGTTCAAGTTGGTGCATACGGCGTGAAATCAAATGCAGATGCTATGGCAGCAAAGTTAAAAGCAAAAGGATTTGACGTTTACCTTACAACTTCAAAACCCGCCCCTGCAAAAACTTTAAAAGTTGGAAGTAAGGTTAAGATTATCGGAAGAAAATATGCTACCGGTCAGATGGTACCAAACTGGGTCAAACTAAATACCTATACGGTGCAGCAGATTGCAGGAGATAAGGCGCTCATTAAAGAGATTCTAAGCTGGGTCTTTATTAAAGACTTGATGCTCGTTTAAGGAGGTAAGAAAATGGATAATGGCACAGTACAAATCATTTTAGCGGTAATTGCTCTATTGGGCACTATCGTAACGGCAGTGGTTACTCCCTATATCAAATCGAAATATACCGAGGCCAAGAGAAATGAAATTTATCGCTACGCAGAGATTGCGGTTCTCGCAGCAGAACAGATTCTCAAGATTCAAGATCCGGATGGGTCAAAGCGTAAGCAATATGTAATTGATTTTCTAAATTCAAAAGGGTTTAAGCTCAGCCCTCAGGAATTAGATATCATTATTGAGGCAACGGTCAAGGAACTAAATTTTATCACCCAAGAGCTTAAAAATTAAATAATTAATCACTCCTTTCCTATAATAGGTAAAGCATTGGGACTTCGGTCTTGATGCTTTATTTTTTTTACCGAAAGGGGGTGACTTCCATCTCAATATGTTATATAATATTGGTAAGAGATAGAGATGAGGAATCAAACTCAAAACACTTTGGCAAGGAGGAATACAGATGATAAGCATTCAGATTAAAGAAGCTCAGAAAGTAAATGGAGACTTGAGTGCATTTATAAGCTTTCCATACGATACAGAATTGGTGGGATTGATGAGAAATCAAAGCAGCAGATTCTGGCACGCAGCAAATAAAGAATGGGAGGTGCCGGCAAATAAATTACTACAAATCATCAACGCAGTAAAAGATAAAGAGATTACAATCACCGGGGATTATAAAGCATTAGCACCAAAAGAGGTCAAGATACCAAAGGGGTTTAATTTCAAAACCAATCCTTTTGAACACCAGATTGAGGGATTTGAATTTGGATTAAAGCATGATAGATTTCTTTTGGGGGATGAACAGGGTCTTGGAAAAACGAAGCAGGTAATTGATATAGCGGTAGCAAAGAAATTATCGAAAGGATATAAGCATTGCTTGATTATCTGTGGAGTAAATGGTCTCAAATGGAATTGGAAATCAGAGATTGATACCCACTCAAATGAAACCGCTCATATATTAGGAACTAAAATCAATTCCAAAGGTAAGGAGGTCATTGGCTCATCCAAAGATAAATTAGCCGACCTCAATAAATTGCCAAAAGATTATTTCTTAATCACAAATGTAGAGAGTTTGAGAGACCGGGATATTCTAAAAAAGGTCAAGGAATTGATCCAGGATGGTCAGATTAAGATGGTAGCGATTGATGAAATCCATAAATGTAAGAATCCAGCATCTCAGCAAGGAAAAGCAATCTTGCAGGTCAATCCAGAAACCAGGATAGCAATGACCGGGACTCCTCTAATGAATACCCCGCTTGATTTATATATTGTCCTCAAGTGGTTGGGATTTGAGAAACATTCATTCTACCAATTCAAAAATCATTACTGCATAATGGGAGGATATGGCGGATATGAGGTGGTAGGGTATAGAAATCTTGGAGAACTTCAGAGTAACCTGGAATCATTAATGCTAAGAAGACTCAAGAAAGATGCTCTTGACCTCCCAGAGAAATTCCACTCAATAGAATACGTAGAGATGAGCAGCAAGCAAGCAAAGGTTTATAAGGAGGTGAAGCAGGAGATTAAAGAACAGATTGATAAAATCAAGGTTAGTAATAACCCGCTTGCTCAATTAATCAGACTCAGACAAGCCACGGGGTTTACCGGGATATTAAGCAGTCAAACCAAAGAGAGTGCAAAGCTTGACCGGCTTGAGGAGATCGTGGAAGAATTGGTTGAGAGTGGGGAAAAGGCAATCATCTTTAGTAACTGGACCGGTATGACCGGACCTACAATGGAAAGATTGAGGAGATTCAACCCAGCAATCATTACGGGAGAGACTAAAGATAGAAAGGAGCAGCAAGAAAGATTCATGACTGACCCAAGATGTAAGGTCATCATTGGAACAACCGGAGCAATGGGAACTGGTCTTACTCTTACCGCAGCATCCACAGTAATATTCCTTGATAGTCCTTGGAATCGGGCAAATAAAGAGCAGGCGGAAGATAGAGCCCATAGAATCGGAACCACCTCAAATGTCAATATAATCACAATTGTTTGCAAGAATACGATTGATGAAAGAATCGAAGAGTTGGTTAATAAAAAAGGGGTGATGGCAGATGCTTTGGTAGATGGTAGGGTAGACCTTAACAACAAATCAGAAGTAATTGATTATCTATTAGGATAACAAAGGAGGAAATAAGATGTTAAAGATATATTTTGGTACTGGAACCGCATGGACTAAAATGATTAAGGTTGAGGGGACATCGAAAGATGATCTACTCAGACTAATTGAAGAGTATGTGATGGATCACGAAGATGAATTTATTAGATATGAATTCCTGGAACTTTTTAAGCATTACACTGAGGAAGAAATAGCAGAGCAATTCCTATCCATCAATGGTGGTCAATATTACATTCATCAAATCGAGGGAATCGAGGTAGTGGAAATCAAGCCGGTGCTTATCTGATGTGGCAAATGAATAGGAATGTAAAAAGAGAGATGGAAATGATGACCGCGTACAATGCGATATTACTGAGGTATCTGCGGGGCCCTATCAAATACGCGAGATGGGAGAAATAATCGGTGTACAAGAGAATACAGCGCTGTACAGCTATAATGCTTGGGGACTCCCTATTGGAGTTACCGGAGAATTCAAATAAAGAGGAGGTGGTGAGATGATTGGTGCAATATTAGGAGATATCATAGGGTCAAGGTTTGAGTTCAGACCGACCCTCAATGAGGATTTTGAATTATTTACTTCAAAAAATACTTTTACTGATGATACTATTTTGATGATTGCGGTAGCAGATGCTTTAATGAATAATAAAGATATGGCAGAGACCCTAAAGGAGTGGTGTTTGAAATATCCGAAGAAACCGTTCGGTCCTAATTTCTCAAAATGGGCTGAGGGTAAAAAGGTATCGAAGAAGAGCATCGGTAATGGGGCTATGATGAGATTGGGAGCATTACCATTCTTATATACTAATGAACCGGATATGCTAAGGGCTGGAAAATATATCACTAAAATAACTCATAATACTGAGGAAGCCTTGATTTCGGTAGAGGTCATGTTGAGATATGCTTTCAATCTTAAGGGGGCATTAAATAAAAATTGCTTACCGGAAGAACTAAATCTGATTCCAAACACTGATTTATCCTTTACTGATCTGTGGTTACAAACTAAATGGAATACCAATTGTTATGAGACCTTACCGCAAGCAATAGCCAGTTTCAAAGAAAGTAAATCATTTGAAGATGCAATCAGAAAGGCGGTTGCGTTTGGGTCAGACTCAGATACCATGGCAGCAATTACCGGCCTATTTGCGGAAGCATATTATGGATTGGAAGAATTTGACCGGGAGTATGATGTAGAGAGCATTTTATATAGATATCTTGATAGTGATATTATCAGGGTTTTACAGGAATATACACAACTCAAATTACACGGGAGGAAATATTTATGAAAATGACCGCAACTAAAGTGGCTCAACATCTTGATATCTCAGTACCAACCCTCAACAGCTGGTATAAGTGGTATATGAATGATGAGTATGAAAAACCAAAGGAGGTGCCGGCCTTGCCAAAGTATGAGCAGAAGGGGGTCAGAGCCACCAGATATTGGGACTCAAAAGACTTACCACTCCTTGAAAAATTCCAGAAATGGATCCCAAAAGGTAGGGGCGGATTGATGGGGGCGCATAATGCAAGGTATTGGGGTGATAGAGGAAAGAGAGCGCTCAAGAATAAGAAGCTGAAGGACGGTTTACAAAAGAGTTAAATATTCTATATAATATTCGATTCTAAATTATAAGGAGGAAAAAACAAATGGCAGAGAGAAAAGTTGAGCAACTATCATTGTTTGATGACCTTGAAATACCCGCCGAGGAGAAAGGAGCAGAGGAAATATTAGCCGAGCTGCTCCCAACCTATCTCACGCAAAAGTCAGAAATGGACTCCATCAAGAAAGTGGTAAATAACAAAAATGCCGAGATTAAAACCTTGATGCGTGGATCTAATCTACCTGAATTTGTAACGGGAGATATCAAAGCAACTTGCTCAGTATCCGAAAGACAAGATTTTATTGAGGAAGCGTTGATTGAAAAAATCAAAAATATGAAGGTGCCTGGTATCATCAAGAAAAAGGAATATGTGGATATGGATGCGCTTGAGAATGCAATCTACAACGGAAAGGTAAATGCAGCAGAATTAGCATCATGCCAGACTACAAAAGAAGTGGTAACTCTCAGAGTATCGAAAGTTAAGAAGTAGGTGAGATGAGATGACAAAACAAAGAGAGTATTTTAGCCAAGCAGTTCCAACTCTAATCAGAGCGACCAGTAGGGTTAGCGTAAAACTCAATGAGAGTTTCTATACATTTGAGTTTCAAGAGGAAAGAGCATTTCCGATTGATTTAGTAGAAGAAGGTCAAATCAATTTTGAGAAAGAAAAAGAGATGCTTTGGGATGAGGTTCACAGTCAAGTAGACAAGCAGGTATCCGATATTGTTTCCATGCTAAAACAAGGAAAATAATGCTTGATTGATTTTGGTCTATCATCTATAATAATGAGGTAATCAGTATTCGTGGTGCTGATACCAGGTAAATATTGATTACCATAAGGTATGGGGATAGAGCCACGAACTCTTGAACCATGCCTTTTGTATTACTAATAAAGGAAATAGAAAGTGAGGCAAGGTCAATGGAAGAATCAACCCAGAGAAGTTATTATGCAATATTACCGGCTAAGGTGAGGTACGATAAAAATATCACCCCCAATGCTAAACTACTTTATGCTGAGATAACCGCCTTATGTAATGATAAAGGTTACTGCTGGGCAGGAAATGCTTATTTTGCTGAGCTATATGGAGTCACTAAAACCTCAATATCGACTTGGATTTCGAGCCTCCAGAAAAATGGCTACATAGATGTGCAGCTCATTTATAAAGAGAATAGCAAGGAAATTCAAAGCCGTCATATCAGCATAGCAGATAATATACCTATGAAAGATAATTTGCATACCCCTATGAAAGATAATTTGCATACCTATGAAAGAAATCTTAACGGGGGTATGAAAGAAATCTTAACTGATAATACTATAATAAATAATATTAAAAAGGATAAAATAATATCTAAAGATATTATTACCCAAAAACAAAAATCTTTAATCCCTAAAGAAACTAAAAAAGCTAAGAAGACCAAAGATATAGTAACCATGAGAAATATGATAAATGCCTTTACGGAGAATGAAAGTATTAGGGAAAAGCTACTGGAGTATTTCAATATGAGAGTCAAGAAAGGTCTCCAGCCAAATCAATGGAAGATCATTTTAGATGATTTGCGGGATTATGCAGGACAGAGTGCAAAGGTTGCTATTAATAAAATCAATGGGTCAATAGCGGGTGGTTATATGCAGATTATCGCTCCATGGGAGAAAGATAAGAAAAACAATTTCGCAAAACCCAAGTTTGATAATACCGCAGGTAGAAAGGCAGAGGCGGTGGTTAATATGAGCAAAGAAGAAAAAGAGCAATTTGAGAAGAGTCTTGCAACAGATGATGATGGTAACTTAATTCAATTTTAGACAGGGGGTGATTATGAAAAAACTCACTTTTAAGGAATATTGGAAAAGATATCTAAAAATGCTAGATGAGGCAAATGAGGATAATCCCACTAAATTAGATATGCCGTCTGCTGAGCAAATGTTTCATATGTATATATCTCACTGCGTCATATCTCAGTATGAATTAGAGGCAGTCAGATATGAAACAGAGGCAATCAGAAAATACTCAAAGTAGATTTTATAAACTCACGTATTATTCTATATAATACCTGAACAATAATTTATAAAAGGGGGCAATAAAGATGAAAAATTATTCGAGAGAAGATCACAAGGAAATAATATTAAGTCTCATACCGCAGATGCGAGAGGAGGCTATCCCAGGGCCAGAACTCAGTAGATTGACCCACTTAACTCCAAGAGCGATCAGAGAATTGGTTACAGAGTTGAGAATTGAATATCCAATCTGCTCAAAAGAAACCGAGGGTGGCGGATATTGGATGGCGGAGAATGAGCAGGATATTATTGAATTTGTAAAGATGATTGAACGAAGACGAAATGCTCATAGCAAAACAATTGAGGTAATGAGTCATCATATATTCAATAAAGGGAAGTAACTAATGGCATATGAATACGTGTTTGACGCAGAGAAGTGCTGGTATAATAAAGTATGCAGCAAATATAAAACAGATGATTGCACCGCAGGATGTGTCCGATATATGGAAATGCATTTTTTGATGGAGAACAGCGGGATACCAAGAAACCGACAATATCCGGTATTGCTCACCCCCTCAAAACAAGATATGAATGCTTTTCTAACCCTGAGAGATATTAAGGACGATATCATCAATTTTGTAAAGAATGGTGAGAGTGTTTATATATACAGCGATAATTTCGGAAATGGTAAAACCATGTGGGCTATCAAGTTGATGCAGAAGTTTTTCGATGATATATGGGCCGGTAATGGATTTAGATGCAGGGGAATTTTCGTCCACGTTCCGACATTTCTTACAAAAATTAAAGAGGGTATCAGTCGTAGGGATGAGGATTTTGAAACGCTAAAGAGCCGATTAATGTCAGTTGATTTGGTTATTTGGGATGATATAGCCGCAACAAAGCTTGGAGATTTTGACCATTCAAATCTATTGACCTATATTGACCAAAGGAAGCTCAATCAATTATCCAATATCTATACCGGAAATCTTCCGCAGGACCAATTACAAGATGCGCTTGGAAATAGGCTTTCGAGCAGGGTCTGGAATGATAGCAC